CCCTCCCCTCCGTGCAGGTACAGCTTGCCCAGGCCGGAGACCTCGTTCTTGCCGAGTCGGCTGCGCTTCTCATTCACGGTGATGCCCCTCTCGTCATGGCTGCCATCATCAGGGGGTGGGCGCCGCCCCACCCCGACCTCCCTTCAGGAGGTTTCGGCACACTTGCACACTCAGGTCAGGACGTTTCGCGGTGGCCGTCGAAGCAGTAGATGTACGAGGTGTCGCCGACCTTGGCCCAGCACAGGCGGTGACCCCAGACCGTGCCCCAGTACTCGCGGTGCGCGGCCTTGTTCGCCTTGACCCACGCCTCACGCTTGGCCGGGTCATTCAGCTTCGGGTTCAGGTACGTCACCTTGCCGGAGCGGTCGACGTAGTACGAGTACCCCTTGCCGTTGCCCCGCTTGGCCGCGTCCCAGTAGCAGTTCTTGTCGTCGCTGTCGTCAGCGCACGGGCGGGTCGGCAGGGAGGCCGGCGAGTACGAGATGGCCGTGGCCACCGACTCCACCTGCACCGCATCACGCGGGCTGGTCGAGGTGGCCGAGCCGAGCAGGAACCCGGTCGCGAGGGCGACGACGGTGGCGATCTTGGCGGTGAGCTTCATGGTCAGTTCTCCTTGGTCAGGTTCAGCGGGGGGAGGGTGATCGCTCCGGTTCTCGGCGGCTGCCAGAGGGGAGGGAGCTCGAACTTGAAGGCGGTCAGCCTCGGGATCTCGTGCGGCTTGGCGACGCCGTGGTCTACGGCCACCGAGTACGTCAGGGCGAACTGGGCGACCGCCCGCTTGATGATCTCGCTGTAGCTCAGGCCCGTGGGGGCCAGCGTCTGGATGTGGCGGGCCAGTTCCTCGTCGACTCGCGCACTGAGCTGTCGGGGCAGGTCGCTCATCCGGGCACCAGCTCCGTCAGGATCTCGCCCTCGGAGCTGATGATCCCCGCGTCGATCAGGTCCAGTGCGGCTCGGCCGTACCACCCCTGCAACGTCCACACCAGACCGCTGCGGATCAGGAAGGCGAAGAGCTCCACGATCTCGTCGATCTCCAGCTCGTCCGACTCGAAGCTCATCAGGTCGATGGCGATGTCCTTCATGCGTCCCATGGGTCAGCCCTTCTCAATCTCGGTGATCAGTGCACTGGCCAGGCGGAACCCGATGAAGAACAGGGCCAGGTCGGCGTGCCCTTCGGGGGTGTCCGGGCTGGGCCGTCCGAACTCGGTGACGCTCTCCTTGTAGGCACTCAGGTCCACGAACCGGCGCCACTTCACGCTGGGCTCGGCCTCGCTACCGATGTCGGCGGCGGCGTCCTGGATGGCCTCGCGGTAGGGGGTGCTCACCTCCCCGTACTCCTGGACCAGGTCGACCACCTTGTCCCGCACGAGGGCGAGGAAGTCGGCGCCCTCGCTCACTCGCGAGTCCGGCTCGGCGCACTGCGCGAGGCGGGCCAGGGTCGGCGGGTCGTAGTGGTTGATCTTCTCGATGATGTCCATCGGTCACACCTTCACAAAGGTTGGCTTCGTCAGGGACGGAGATCCACTCCGCCCGACCACCTCTCGGTGGTTTCGCCTTGATGTGGTGACAGTATCACAGTGGCGCAGGTTGCACACTACCCTCAGCCGTAGCGGATCTCTCCCAGCGCGGCGAGCTGGACGATCACGTCCGCCGTGCCCGCGTCGATGTGCCCGGCGTCGATGCCCTGCTTGTCGTCCCGGTCCATCCACGACTCGATGACGTAGCCGTGATACTCCCGGTTCACGTACGCCTGGTCGATGTCGAGCAGCTTGGTGTACGCCTCGCGGATGTCGTCCGCGTTCAGGTAGTGCACACCCTCGACCTCACGCACGTCGTCGAAGGCGAAGATCGGGTGCGGCGCGGTGCCCTCGGTAATCGTCCACGTCTTGCCCTCGGGCAGGCCGGCGAACTCCTCCGCGGTGGGCTCCGTCGCCCAGTACGTGATGCCTCCGTACGAGGCGGTGTCGATGATGTCCTGCGCCACCTGGTCGGTGACGTACCGCTTGATCTCTTCGGTGCTGGGCACGGCGTCTCTCCCGGTCAGGCGTTGGCGTTGATGCGGACGACGGCTTCGGTGCCCTCGTACTTGTTCTCCCGGATCACCTTGCGGGCCAGCGTCCTCGCCTTGTCGGTGCGCTTGGAGTCGCGGACGTTCAGGTCGTGGGTGCGGAACTTGGGGGTCACTGCGGTCTCCTCATGGTTGGCTCATCAGGGACGGAGATCCACTCCGCCCGACCTCCCTTCAGGAGGTTTCGCCTTGGGTCAGTAGCCGAATTCGAAGGTCTTGCCGAGCAGTTCAGGCGTCGAGGACTCGACGATCTCGACGTCGTACACGGCGTCGCCCTCCCTGCCTGCTCCCGTCTCGGGGAAGATGTGCTCGTACTCCCACTCGGACTGCTCGTTGAGGTCGTCGGGGTAGGGCAGGGGCACGGTGATGACCGACTCGGTGTCGATCTCCACGCCGTCTGCGTAGGCGTTCTCGATGTGCAGTCGGATCACGGCGAGGTTCACAGGCCCATCAACTCGATCAGCTCGTCGACCGTGGGGGTCGGCTGCAACTCCCAGGGGAGGGCGGTCAGCAGGCCCTCTACCTGCTCCGCCAGCTCGACCAGGGTCAGCCACTCCGGAGTGCCGGGGTCCTGCTCCTCGCGCCACGCCTGGACCTCCCGGACCATGGCCTGGAGCTGGGTGGTGCGCTTGCGGATGTCGGCGCTCATGCCAGGTACTCCTTGACGTACGCGGTGATCTCGTCCTCGGTGAGCGCGTGACCCTCGTCGTCCGGGTTGCTCTCGTCGTAGTGCCAGTGGTCGTCGCCGCCGTCGTCGCCGGTCGCATGCCCTTCCAGCCAGGACTCGGCCGCGTCGGTGTGTCCGGCCAGGACCAGCACTCGGGCGATCGTGTCCGCCTCGGTGCAGGTGAAGCCGGAGCCGGTGTGGTCAGCGGTCATGCCGTCCCCGAACACGCCCGCCAGGGCGGCCAGGGCCTCACTCAATGCGTCGTGCTGGACCACCAGGGTCGGGGCCTGCTCGGTCTTGCGCTTGCGCCAGAACTTCATCGGTCACACCTTCACACTCATGGCTGCCATCATCAGGAGGTAGGCGCCACCCCACCCCGACCACCTCCCGGCGGTTTCGGCATTGGCACACTTGCACACTTACGCCGCGGTAGCGAACATGGTTCCCCGCGTGGACGTCCCGACCAGGCGCTCTCGCCACACCACCCAGGTCACCGCCTGCACCGTCGAGGGCAGCTCGCCCAGGCGCTGGGCGGCCTCGCGGTAGGCGCTGGCGATCAGGTTGTACCTCCCCTTGGAGCTCAGCCCCCGGTCCTTGATCCCGTACTCCTCCCCCACCGCGATGTCGTGGGCGTGGCGGTCGATGCACACCGCGTCCGCATCCGTCGGGTCGAGTATCGAGCGGTAGAAGTGGCCGGTCTTGCGGTCCATGGGCAGCACGTCCGCCGGGTCGGCACCCGCAAGGATCTTGGCGGCCTTGGCCAGGCAGTCCCCCGTATGCCTCGCGGGGGTGCCCGAGTCGTACGCCTCCGTGGCCAGCTCGATGTTCAGCCACCATGCCGTCTGAGGGGACAGCGCGGCCAGGAGGCCGGCCCCGAGCATGACATTCCCGTCCGTCATCGACCCGGCCAGGCGGTGCGCACTCGGGTACCAGTCGCGGCCCTGCTCCTCCTGCTCGGAGCTCGCGTCCAGCCACGTGGTGATGATGTTCCGTACGTACTGCTCGCGGGTCTTGTCGTCGGCCTTGATCGGGATCATGTCTCTCTCATCTCTCGGTATGGGTGGCTGCTCATCAGGACCAGGCCGCCACGCCTGGCCAACACCCGACCCACTGAGGGCAGTTCAGTCGGGTGTTTCGCGCTTGAGGTCACACCATCCCGATCCGACGACCGGGGATCTGCGTGTGAGGTGTTGCTGTGCCAATCGGCGGTCACCGCCTAAAGAAGGCGACCTCCCAGTTGCTCGCCTCGCGGTGCCCACGGACATCCACGGAGAGCTTGTCGTGCACGTGCAGGGTGATCTGCATCAAGTGGCCTTTCAGCCTCGAACTGGATGGACAACACATGTGGGGGGTTGGCTCATCAGTGACCGGGGACCACCCGGTCAGACACCCGCGAGGGTGTTTCGCCTTGTCACTCGTAGTACGAAGCCGCGATCTTGTCCGCCAGCTCCAGTGCCTTGCGCCGCTCGCCGTACTCCAGCTCCGCCAGCCGCTCCGCGAGGGCCTCCACGGTCCACTCCGGCTCGATGCTGTATCCGTCCATTGCCTGCTCCCTTGCTTGACGTCGTCACAGTATCACACTTGCTCCACTTGCACACCTACACCAGGCTCATGAACACCACGTCCGGCTCGCCCGGCGTCCAGTTCGCCACCCGCTCCGTCTCGATGAACCCGAACCGCTTGTAGTACTCGGGCAGGAACCCGTCGAAGCAGTCCAGCTTGCTCGCACCCTTGTGCGTCACCGCGTCCCACATGAGGTCTTCGCCGCGTCCCTTGACCGTGGAGAACAGGCCGATCAGCGTGCCATCCTTGGCCACTCCGAACCCGGACTGAAAGTCGTTGGTCAGGTAGTACCGCGCACCGCGGGGCATCTCCTTGGGCTCACTGGTGGCCGCCGCGATCCTC